CCTCGATTCTGTTCTCTGCTACCTAATTAGGAGGTCGCCATGGGGTACATGAGCGATTTACAGAGTACTTACCGAACTACGGACGGAGCCATATTCACTGGCCGCACCCGTATTAAGGCAGTGTATGTCTCTCCTGATACAGGGGTAGGGTCGGTGTCAATTACTGATGGCAACGGAGGTACCGTTCTCTACAGAATAGACGTTCCTGCGGGTAGTAGTGCCATTTATATGTCGCTACCGGAGGACGGTATTTTGTTCAAAAACGGGGCATATGCCGATCTTACTACTGTTATTTCGGCAACATTCTTCTGGGCATAAAGGATCAGATCATGATGATGAAAATGAACAAGCGCCGGAAGAAGTCCGGTATGAGCATGGATAAGGGCATGAAGTACGCCAAGTCCTCCAAAAAAGGTATGGAAGGCGACGATATGTTGTCCATGGATTCCATGCCTGTAAAAAAGGCAATGGGCGGCATGATGCGTCCTCCTACAGCAGCACAGGTAAAACCTGCTCCTAGCAGAATGCCTACTTCACCGGCACAGGTAAAACCTGCTTCTCCGCTCATGCGAGCTAAAGGCGGCATGGTCAGCCCTCGTAAAAAGATGGCTATGGGCTATGCGAATGGTGGCATGGTTGAGTCGCGTGGCAATGGCGCTGCACGTGGCAAGAAGACACGTATCTGCTAATCATGCCTCGTAAGCGGGAAAAACCCATTGCAACTTCGGTCAAGTCGGGCAATTTTCGCCCGACTAAGTCCGGTGCCGGGATGACAAAGCAGGGCGTAGCAGCCTATCGCCGTGCTAATCCCGGCAGCAAGTTGCAGACTGCGGTGACAGAAGACAAACCTTCGGCCGCCCGTGCGGCGAGAAGGAAGTCTTACTGTGCCCGTAGTGAGGGGCAGATGAAGAAGTTCCCGGAAGCCGCATCGGACCCAAATAGCCGTTTGCGGCAGGCTAGAAAACGGTGGAAGTGCTGAGATGGAAATCATGGTATGGAATACAGTCCTTTCAGTTTTTCTCGGCTTAGTCGGATGGATTCTGAAAGAAAAATCAGCCGAAGTTCATCGGCTGCAAGTGCTGATTAATCGCACTCGTGAAGAGATTGCGAAGGAATACGTCACAAAATCAGAGGTTCATACCGATATTAATCGTGTATTGGACAGGCTGGATCGGTTGGAAATGAAATTGGACCGTTTGATGGAGACCAAAAATGCCAGCTAAAAGTGCAAAACAGAAGAAGTTAATGGATGCAGCAGCACATAACCCGGCTTTTGCTAAAAAAGTCGGCATTCCATCAAAGGTTGCTAAAAAATTCAGCCGTACTAGCAAGGGTATGACTTTTGAAAAGGGCGGGAGCATTAATCGGGTAGGTGATGCAGTCACCCCAGATCGTAGAGACCCAGATATTGGCAAGATGATCAAAGAAGTAAAGCCGCCTAGTGTGAAGCATTCTGGCAAAGCCGGGCTAAACCAAAAGCGTTTTGGGGCGTCAAAAGGCGCTCGTTATGCTTCTGGTGGAATGGCAAATAAAAAAGGATGCTAAATGGCAACCTCTGGGACAACCACATTCAATCTGGAGTTTGATGACCTGATTGAAGAAGCATTTGAGCGCTGTGGGCTAGAAAGCCGCAGTGGCTATGACATGCGTACCGCTCGCAGGTCATTGAACTTGTTGTTTCTAGAGTGGGCAAACAGGGGGCTCAATCTGTGGACGATTGAGCAGCGCCAAGTATCTATGGTGTTTGGGCAAGCCGAGTACACGCTGCCTTCTGACACTGTCAATGTGTTATCTGCGGTAATCCGTACAGGCTCTGGCCAGACGCAGCAAGACATTACGATTGACCGTATTAGCCAGAACGAATACCTGCATCTTCCAGATAAGAATACTCAAGCGCGTCCTGCGCAGTATTACGTTCAACGTACGAGCAGCCCAAAACTTTTTGTATATCCAGCCCCGGACAACTCTGAGCCGTATATCTTCCGTTACTACGCTGTCCGCAGGATTGAAGATGTTGGGGCGTTTACCAACACCGCAGATGTTGTTTTCCGGTTTTTACCGTGTTTAGCAGCAGGGCTTGCGTACTACCTTTCGTTGAAAAAGGCCCCGGATAGAACGGCAATGTTAAAACAGTTTTATGAAGAGGAATTTGCACGGGCAGCGCAAGAGGACAGGGACATTGCCAGTGTGTATTTGACGCCAGATTTGGGGTATTGATATGGCGGGCTATGCAGTAGGTAAGTATTCGTTAGCCATATGCGATCAGTGTGGCCAACGGTACCCCTACAGTGTTTTAAAAAAGGAATGGACGGGATTCAAAGTTTGTCCGGAGTGCTATGAACCAAAGCACCCACAACTTGAGCCCAAGCGTGGGATTAATGAACCAATTGCTGTGTATGACCCGAGACCGGAGAAAACATCTACAGTCCGGGTATCGGTGTGGCAAGGAGGAGACTCCACAATTGCATCTGTTGGGATGCAGCCAGCACCGGTGGCGAGGCCACTTACAGCATCTGGTACGGTGTCACCAGTAACTGTTTCAATTACATGAGTTGATCAATGGCGATTACGCAGACATGGACAACCAGTTTTAAAGAGCAGGTCTTGCTTGGACAGCATGACTTGGAAACTGACGTTCTTAAAATCGCTTTGTATACCTCGGCAGCAAACCTTGGTCCAGATACCACTGCTTACACAACTACGGGGGAATCCAGTGGTGCTGGCTACACCGCAGGCGGAATAACACTTACAAATGTTAGTGTCAGTTCAGGGAACAATATTGCTTACGTGAGTTTCGATAACCCAACTTGGTCGGGCTCTTCCTTTACCGCTAGAGGGGCGTTGATTTATAACAGCAGCAACGCTAATAAATCGATGTTTGTATTGGACTTTGGGACTAACCAAACAACGGTGAATGAGAACTTTGTTATTGATCTGCCTGCGGACAATCCAACATTTGCGGTTATTAAATTATCTTGAGGTAGATGATGACATACAGCCAACTTGTTGATGCCATCAAATCATACACACAGAACTATGATTCAGATTTTGTGTCGAACATTGATACGTTCATCACACAAGCTGAAGAAAGAATTTACAACATTGTTCAGTTACCGGCGCAGCGTAGAAACGTAACTGGGCAGACAACGGCCAATAACAAGTATTTGGCGTTACCTTCGGATTGGTTGTCGAATTACTCGATTGCTGTGGTGGACAACACCACGGGGGAATACGAATATTTGTTGAACAAGGATGTAAATTTTATTCGTCAAACTTACCCGTTCCCTTTGGTGTCGGGAAAGCCAAAGTATTACGCTATTTTTGATCAGAATACTTTTATTCTTGGCCCTACACCGAATGCGATATACACCATGGAGATGCATTACAACGCATATCCCACCTCCATTGTTGGTGCGGGAACTTCTTGGCTGGGGGACAACTACGAGACCGTTCTTTTATACGGTTCTTTAGTTCAAGCATACGTCTTCATGAAAGGCGATGGGGATGTTTTGCAGATGTATCAGGGCAACTTCAATGAGGCGTTAGGGCAGCTCAAGCGTCTTGGGGATGGTCTTGATCGTCAAGATGCGTATCGTTCAGGACAGGTAAGAATTCAGGTCACATAAGGAATAAAAATAATGAGCACACAGGGCGCAGGAGTAGTTGGAAGGTTCCAAGTCTTTACGACTTCAAATCGTGGGCATACGCCAGAAGAACTTGCAGACATGGCGTTGGAGCACATTATCTCGGTATCTGACACCGCCCCAGAACAGGTTCGTATGCAAGTTGAAGCGTATAAAGCGAAGCTCCATACGATATTAGTTCACTACATGAAAAAAGCTGTCGAGCAGGATCGCCTGACTGTGTGCCGCCAGCTTGAAGATTCTGGTCAGGTTGATATTGCAAACATCATAAGGAGTCTGTAATGGCTATTACCCAAGCAATGTGCTCGTCGTTTAAAGGCGAGGTTATGCAAGCACTGCACGACTTCGACGTTGGCGCTAATACTTTTAAGCTTGCCTTGTACACCAGTTCGGCAACCCTTGACGCGTCTACCACTGTGTATTCGTCATCGAACGAGGTGCCAAACAGCGGCTCGTATTCGGCTGGCGGCGGCACTCTTACTAATCAGGGTGTGACTGTTTCTGGTACTACGGGCTTTACCGATTTCTCTGATCTGTCGTTTACTTCAGCGACGATTACTGCACGTGGCGCTTTGATCTATAACAGCACTAATGGTGACCGCGCTGTTTGTGTACTGGACTTTGGCTCGGATAAGACCTCTACCAACGGCACATTTACCGTTATCTTCCCAGCAGCAACCGCAACAGATGCAATCATTCGTATTGCTTAAAGGTGCTTTATGGCGCTTGTTATTGCAGATCGGGTACTTGAAACCACGACCACTACGGGTACGGGGGCGGTAACACTTGCCGGAGCGCAGACTGGGTATCAGTCTTTTGGTACCGCAGTAGGTAACGGAAACACCACTTACTACACGATTGCTGTAGAAGGGGGCACTG